AAGAGCCTGCTTATACTGACGAGGATTTTGTGGAAGTGCTTAACGAGGAGTTTGGCACTGAATACAAAACTTTAGATGAATTTGATGAGGCACTAGATAACAAAGGAGGTAGTTTTGCTAACGAACAGTTAGAAAAAATGAACAAGTTTGTTAAAGAAACAGGTAGAAGTGTTTCTGATTATCTTAGAACACAGGAGGTTGATTATAAAGATATGAAAGATGATGTTTTAATGAAGGAATATTTAAAGCAAAATAATCCTGATTTAACAGAAAAAGAAATTGATTTATATTATAACGCTACCTACAAGACGGACAAGAAAAAATATTCTGAAGATGAAGTTGCACTTGGTAATATTCAGCTAAAAAAAGATGTAAAGAACGCTAGAAAAGAAATGATGAATTTGCAAGAGTCTTATAAAATGCCAGTTGCTGATGAAGAAACAGGCTTAACAAAAGATGAGGCAGATAAATTACGAACAGACTGGCTTTCTAACATGGAAAATGAAGTTGATGACCTTGAGTCTATATCTTTTGCTATAAATGATACGGGTGAACAATTTGATTTTATGCTAACTCCTGAACATAAGGAGCAGATTGTAAAATCTAATCAAAACCTTGATACATTTTTTGATAGATATATTGACAAAGAAAGTGGTAAGTGGGATTATGATAAACTAAACCTAGATATGTTTATACGAGACAATTTTGAAGCTATTGTTAGAAGTGTTGCAAATCAATATAGGTCAAAGGGTACCGAACAGGTCATTAACGAAATAAAAAACCCTTCTTACAAGACAGAAAAAGCGCCACCTACTGTTGAGAAAAAGTCTATTTTAGAGCAGATTTCGGATAAAATATTTGGAGACGATTAATTTAAAAAATATTAATAATTTAAAAAATAAAATAAAATGGCAACAGTAAGTTTAGCTTCTGGTATGCACTTAACTCCTACCTCTGTTATGCAGGCGACTACTAACAATTATGTTAGTTCTCTTACAGCAACATCAGGTGAGTTACATAAAAGAGACGTATCAGAAAAATTAATTAAAAGATATGGAGACCAAGGTATTACAGGTCTTCTAGAGCTAATGGGGTCAAAAGCTCCAGTGGCTAATACAAATTTTGAACATTATGAAGAAGCATTTCGTCATAATGACATGACAGTTACAGTTCAATCAGATGGCGAGGCAGGTGCTTCGGCAGATGGTACAGGCGCTATTGATGTGGCTATAACTGACAATCACGACACAGGTGATTTTAACAACGACCACCCAGTTAGGGTTGGTGATATTGTTTTGTTTGCTGATGGTGATATGGGTTACGTAACAGTAAGAACAGCAAGTCCTGCTATTGACCCAATAACAATCATGCCTCTTACAACATGGGGTTCTGATAAAACAGCAAGCGCAACATATGAAATGACTATTATAGGTAATGCTTATCCAGAAAAATCTGGACAACCAGAATCAATAATTCCATTATTACATGAGTACGAAAACAATGTGATGATTCTTAAAGAATCGTTTGAAGTTTCAGGTTCTGAGGCTACTAACGTTGTTTACGTAAAAGTTGATAATGAAAAAATGGGTTCAGGATACCTTTGGTATTTAAAAGGTGAGGCAGATACTTATAAAAGATTCTTAGATTATTGTGAGTTACAACTTATCTTAGGTAAGAAAATGACTAACACTACTACTTTAGTAAATTCTTCTGTTTCTGCAACTATTGACGGAACGGCTCAATCGCTAGAAACTCTTAGGGGTACAGAAGGTTTATTTAGTTTTGTAGAAAACAAGGGTCAATCAATGGATTTAGGTTCAGCGTCTATTACAATGGCTGATTTTGATGCTATGGTAAAATCATTAGATAAATATAGAGGTGCTAAAGAATACGCTATGTATTGTGGTATTAATCTATCTTTAGATATTGATGATTTATTAGCTGCTCAAGGAGCTTATGCTGCGGGTGGTGCTAACTATGGTACTTTCCAAAACAGTAAAGACATGGCGTTAAATCTAGGATTTAATTCATTCTCAAGAGGTGGATATACATTCCATAAGAAAACTTATGATTTGTTAAATCACCCTAAATTAACTGCTATGACAGGTTCTAATTATCCAGGATGGGGAATTTGTATTCCTATGGATATGCAGAAAGACGCTAAGAGTGGAAATAAAATTCCTTCATTAAGAATGCGTTATAAAGCTGCTAACGGTTATTCAAGAGAGATGGAACACTGGTTAACAGGTTCTGCGATTCTACAGAATAAAACAGAAACTCAAGATAGACTTAAATCTCACTATAGAACTGAGAGAGGTTTTGAAGGTTTCGCTGCGAATCGTTACATGTTAATCAAGAAATCTTAATTATTAACCTTTAATACTCATTAATCATGAAAGAAAAATATGTATATTTTAACTCAACGGCTGCTGCTACCGCAACAGTTGGTGAGTTGGTATTAACAGCTAATGACAGTAGTGCTGCTGGAAACGAAATTTCTATTACAATACCAGAATCAGGAACAGAGAGTCAAGTCACTGTTACGGTTTCAGGTAACGCTATTACTGCTGCTATTGGTACTAGTAATGACATGGGTGCTGACAATATTGTAACAGCGATTGCTGCAAGTGCGGATGCGTCTGCTTTGGTTACTGCAACCAACACGGGTACTACGCATATTACTTCAGCGGTCTCTCAGACGTTTTTGTCTGGAGGGGAAGCTTTTGTTGGATTTCCTGTATCCTCGTTTACGGGGATGCAGCCAACAGGAGACTCTGAATTAACACTATATTTTAAGTCAATGAAGAATCGTGATGGACACACTGATGGAGCTAACGAAGTTATTACCTCTGACTCTGTGCCATTAACTTTAGTGACTGCTAACACTCACAAAGAGCTTATGCAAGAAATTTGTGAAATGTTTAACTCTGCTTCAGGAGGGTATGGTGACATTATTATAGGAGACGACTCTACAGGCAATACGCAATATGCGTCATCTTTAATTTCAGCTGTTGGAACAATAGCTGTTGCAGATGCTAACTCTTAAAAATTATAAAAAATGAAAGAAAAATATTTATATATAAGAACAGAGGCTACAGCTGCTGATGATGATGCTACAGGGGACTCTTGTTGTTTTCCGTTATCGTCTTTTGTTGGCGCTACGCCAATATCTGACAGTATACTAAATCTGTATTTTAAGTCTATGTGTAATTTTAACGGAGACTCAGATGGAGCCAATGAGGTTGTTATAAGTGACAGCGTTCAGTTAAGGCTAGCTAATAATAACACTCATAAAGAAGTAATGCAAGACCTTGTAAGTTTTTTTAGCTCTCCAAGGGATGGTATGTTAGTATTAGTTGATGACCAAACTGGTGAAATGTTTAGTAGTAAAGTTGTATCGGCAAACACGTTAGCCGTTGCTGGTAAGAACTCTTAAAAATTGTAAAAAAATGGAAGAAGTTTATTTATACTTTAGAACTCAAGCTACGATAGGTAATGATGATGCTGCGGCGGACTCTTGTTTATTCCCATTATCATCTTATGCTGGAATGCAATCTCTTGGTACTGGAGGGTCAACTATTGTTACGCTATACTTTAAGTCTATGCACAATTATGATGGCATGGACCAAGCGGACGACTCTGTTACTATTTCAGATAGTGTTCAGGTAACATTAACAACAGGAAGAACTGTAAAAGAATTTATTTCTGACTTTACTGCAAAAATCAATGATATTGCATCAAAGCAAAATAGATTTTTAACAGTTGGTGACGACTTAACAGGAGCTACCGAATTTTTCTCCACTGTTATTGACCGTGTAGGCACAATTGCTATTGCTACAGCACATAGCTAGGTTTTAAAACTGTCTTGAAATGATATACAGGCAGGATAAAGAACATATCTAAGGAAGGGGTTTTTCCCCTTCCATGGGTATTTTAATGAATTTAATTTAATTTAATTTTTAATATAATGACAAAAACAAAAAAAACTACAACAAAGACTGCGGAACCAATGTCTATAAAGACCGTTGTTAATCCCGTAGCAGATATGCCTAAAAAAACAAATACTCATGGCATACAAAATCTCAACACACCTAAAAAGAAAGAAACAAAACCATCTATGTACCAATTAGTGCAAAATGGCGGAAAAGATAAAAAAGGAAAACCAATTTATCCAGTTGTTTATATGATAAAAGCTGAGGATATTATTTATGACCCAGAAAAAGATGTAAACAGAAAAATTAGATATATACCTGGAGAAATCTCTATATACGAAGATGAACAAAAAGAAGATGCTAAAGTCAAGTCTCCAATTACTTTTAATAATGGATTTTTAATGGTAGACAGAACAAATCCTACTTTAAGAAAATATTTAAATTGTTGTAATTTAAACCAAAGTAATCCTGATAGAGATAAAAATATTAGGCCTGCGTTTAAATTATTAAATCATCAAGAAAAGGCTAAAAATAATCTTGAGAAAATGATGGTAGAAATGGATGCTATAAGAACAGCTCTAGAAATGCCTCTTGAGAAATTAATTGGTTACGCTAAAGTTTTGGGAATAAATGTAAACAAATCTACTGATGAGATTAGATATGATATGAAAATGTTAGCTCAAAAGGACCCTAAATCATTTATTGCTGGAATGGATGACCCAAAAACAGAGCTAAAAGAAACTTTATTAAAAGCTTCTGAATATAATATCATTAAATTAGATAGAGATAAAATTACTTGGATTAAGGGAGACCAAAGACCTGTTATAACTAACGTCCCACTAGGAGTTAAGGCTATTGACCACATGACAGAATATTGTCTGTCAGGCAAGGGAGAGACTGCGTTGGAGCACATAAAACTTCAACTAGAACGATTGGAGGGATAAAGGTAAGACCCTAATAAAAGAGGAGGTTCGTTTGCGGCCTCCTTTTTTTTTGTTATATTTGTTTAAAATTAACAGTATGACAATAGATGAATTATATAAATGGATTCAATTCATGTGTAATAAAGAACAAAGGGGTTTTGTAAAACCTTCTGAGTTTAATTTATTAGCAGACAGAGCTCAGCTTGATATTATACAGGATAGATACGGGAAATATACTTTGGCGTCAAACCCTGCTACTGGGGGGTACGCTCAAACTCATTCATCTATGGATGATATAAGAACTGTTGTGGAAAGAACGAATTTATCCTATTCTTCTGCTAATAATGGAGCGTGGGGTTATCCTACTGATATGTTATACTTTTTAAAATTAGAGTATGAGGGAAAGGGTGTAGAAATATTAACACAAGACCAGTTAAGGTCTAGATTAAATAGTCATTTATTACCTCCTAGTTCCTCTAATCCAGTTGCGGTAATGATAGACGATGGATTTGAAATATATACAGGTCCTTCTGATGAGTTAAATAGTGGAATTGTAAAATGCACATACATAAAAAATCCATCAACAAGTAATGCTCCTAATTGGACATATACAGTAATAGATGGAATGTATATATATGAGTCTACATCACAAACTCAAAATTTATTATTACCAGAACACACTCATAATGAGATAGCTCAAAGAATGCTTTCTTATATAGGAATAAACTTACGTGAAACAGCGGTGTCTCAATATGGAGATGTAAAAACAAAAGATAAAGAAATGTCATAATGGCTACAAAAAAGAAAATAGCAGAACAAATACTTAGAATAGTTCAAGGTGGAAATGTGTCAGACGACTCTAGTATTGACATAAGAGAGGTAATGGCTCTTATCGACCAAGAAAGAGACGCTATTATTAAAAGAGAGATAATGAACAGAGTTTATGCTAAAAGCACAACTACAAACTCTGCTGAACTAGAAATTACTGGAGATTGGTTAACAAACGAAGTTATTAATGTTTATAATAACTCTTATGGGATTTTAAATAATTCTCCCATAAACTTACCTAATGATTTAGGTTTATATAGAGTAGAGGCTATTGGAAAAACTTATAATAAACAAAAAACTAACATAACCATTACTACAGGAGTTACAGAACCTAATACAATTTCGGATTTATCTGTTTTGCAGTTTTCAGCAGGACCTATAAAATTAGACTCTGTTTATAGAATTTCTTTTACATTTACAGAGGGAGGTAATGAGCATAAAATATCATTGAACGTTAAAACTATTAATAACGATAAAAATTTTTATAACACACAAAATATCGCTCAATCTATATTAAACAGCCCTGATTTTAATAAATTTTTAAATGACTTTGACTTAAAGAACTCGTCTTATAATACAGGTGATGATGATGACAATGTTGGTGTTAGCGGGTTATATAGTTTTTCTATTAGCGATGTTAAGATAAACGGAAAAGAAAGTGAAGACTCTTCACATGGATTTACTTTTTCAATACAAAATCAGGCTACAACATTTACTCAATCAAATATTTCGGATACACAGCTTAAAGTTATTATTAATGATTCTATGTACGTTCTTCCTTATTCAAATGAAGATTATGGGGCCACATCAACAGGGCAAGTGGCTACAAATTTTGTAGATAAATTTTCTACCAAAATAGCTATGGAAAAAAACATATCTGTAACTAATGATGATAATATTATAATTTTTGAAGAAATGGAGTCTATGGGGGGTTTTAATATTTCAACGTCTAACACTGGAGAGTTAGCTACTTCTATTTCTACAGTAACGGCTTCAAGTATGTCATCTAAATTTCAAAAAAGAAGGGTTTTAACAAGAATGCCTAGTGGAGGGGGTCACAACAATATGTATCATAATTTGGCAGTAAAAAGTGGAAGGGAATTTTATTATATAGAGGGTAATAGAGTATATTTATATAAAAATAATAAACAAACACTTTCTTTAAATGTTAATTATATAGCCACGTCTAGAAGTATAGGGTCAGATGATTATTACCCAATACCCGCTGACTATGAAAAAGAAATAATAGTTAATACAGTAAATCTATTTGGTTTAATGAAAAAAGCTAGAGAAGATTTAGTAAATGATAATATTGGATAAAAATGGAACAAGCACAACTTATAACATTAGATGAGGTAATACAAGGCTTGCTTATTGAAGAAGGAAAGTCAAGCGAGCATGAATATTTAAGATATTTTAATCTAGGCTTAAAAGGGTTAAAAGAACTTAATTTTGACATAGTAAGGCAAGTAAGGTCTGTAGAGTTAACTTTAGACTCTAAAAATACTGTTGTATTACCATCAGATTATGTAAAATATATAAGAATAGGGGCTTCTGATTCAAATGGAAAATTTCAATATTTAGGACATAAAAGAGATATAAATTTAGTTCCTGGCTCTGTTTCTACAGGCAATTCTACTGATGACACTACAGACCCTCCAGTTTTTCAATACAATTCATATAACGATGGTTTATGGGGTAGATATGGTCAAGGAGGGGGGACCAACGCTAATGGATATTATAGAGTTAATTTTGATGCAGGAACAATAGAATTTTCTGACTTAGGGGTTTCTAATATAATAATGGAATATATATCAGATGGCTCAACAGGCCTTACTGGTGAAGATATAACTGTTCATGTTTTTGCAGAAGAGGCTCTTCGTTCATATATATATTGGAAATCTATTTATAGAAAAAGAGGTATTAATATGAATGAGAAGCAAGTGGCTAAAAAAGAGTATTATAACCAAAAAAGACTAGCTAGGGCTAGAATGCAATCATTTAACAAAGACGAGGCTCTCCAAACATCTAGAAAGGCGTTTAAGCAGTCTCCTAAATTTTAGAAGATGGCTAAACAGATTAAGAAAAGTTTTACAGGTGGATTAGATAAAGATACTAGCGAAAGGTTAATATCTCAAGGGGATTATTCTCACGCTCTTAATATTCGTAATATAAGCTCTGAGAGTAATCAAGCTGGTGTTGTGGAAAATATTAAGGGTAATAAAATACCAGCTACAAACTACATATTTCCTAATTTAAGCGAATCCGCTGCTCAAGAAGTGTGGCTTGCTCCAGGTTTGGCTGTAAACGATACAGTTACTTTTTGGATTATAGTTTCAAATAATAATTATTCTGATAGCTCTGAATTATCTCATACAGATGCAAATGTAGATTATATACCAGATACTTATTTTGTATCTGGGGGTGTTCCTTATGCGGAAACAGATAATGGTGAAAAAATGTATCCTGTAACTGGAAATGGTTCTTATTTATGGGGTAGGGCTAAAATGTGGGTAGATTTTATAAATAATTATAAAGCAGATTTGCTTGCAAACTTTTCAATTACTGCTAGCATGTACTTAAGTAGTCAAGCGGTATCAAATAATGTGGTTACATATAATGCAGCTACAGCGTTATGGGAAATAGAGCCCTACGATGTTTCTAACGAAATACACAATATGCAAATGGGCGGTGAAGGGGGAATGGGAACTAACTTTCCTATAGTTACTTTTTCAAAGGACAGTATAGTTGGAGAGGAAGACTTTTTTTATGTTTATTTAGCCCCAGGGACATTTGCGCCTATTCCTGCTGGGACGGATGGGGAAAACATTACTGTTACAGCAGTTACTTATTATGACGATGAATCAGAGGCTATTAATAATATGGATTATACGTTCGCTTCTGAATCTGGAACTTTTAATATGAGTTTACAAAAATCAGCAACTTATAAGGTTCCTGATTACGGAGATGATTATGGAATACAGGTTTCTTATAATTGTATAGGGGCCTATGAAGACACACAGGATGATAAAATATATTACTTTGTTGCTAGTAAAATAACAGACACAAATGAAAATGCTTATTTATCTCACATATTAGAATACGATTTACAAACAGATGCTGTAGGAAAAGTATTTAGAGACACGGCTAATTTTAATACTCATTTTTTTGATTGGGAATTTGAGCACAAAATAACCAATATAAATAAAATGGGAGACATGTTATATTGGACTCATGAGTTATATGGTAACACAAAAAAATTAACACAAAAAAGAAAGGGTGATGGGAAATCTTGGGGAGGCGGAGAACCTAATTCTATAAACATAAAAAAAGCTAAAGCAACTTTAGAGATTTATGATGGAGTTGGGGTTGGGTATTTTCCTCAATCTAAATACTACCCATCGTGGTTTTATTCTCCAACAGCTCCTTTTTTAGACCCACATCCAAGTGATTTTATGACCGCTAGAGAGCGAAAGTTAGAATTTGTTCAGGTTATAAAAAGAATGCCTAGATACCAACCTATATACAACTTTGAAACAGACGAAACACGTGATAAAAATAATATATTTGGATTCTCATGGCAATTTAAGTATAGATTTCATTATTATGATGGAGAGGTTAGCACATGGTCTCCCGTTAGTGATGTTAACGCATCTTTAAATTTAATGACTAATAGTAATATTCAAGACCCCGCTATAATATCTACATCAAATAAAATAAATGTTAAGGTTAGAAATGGTTCTCACTTGGTTGAATTTATAGAGGTTGCTGCAAGAAAATGTAAAGATTTAGGAGAAATACCTTTTGGAAATAGAGGTGAATTTTTCAGTATAGCTAAAGTAAGGAACGATTCCTCTAATTGGCAAACAACGTACTCTATAGATGAGGGTGATTGGATTGATTCAATTTTATATCAAACAATACCTTTTTATAACGATAAAATATACACATATATAGCCCCTACAGAAGGTTCTAATTTATATGATAACGTACCTAGAAGAGCTAAAACTCAAACTGTAATAGGAGATAATAGATTAGCTTACGCTAATTATATTGAGGGGTTTAATTTACCTGATAAACCTATTATAACAGTAAATCCTAAATATACGGAAAATGACCAATTAGCTGTATCTGCTGTTATAAACAATGATATAGTGCTATATCCTTTCTGGACTGATTTAAGAGATAGTGCAAGTAAACCTGGCGCTTATTCTTTTAAAAACGATAAACATTGGAACAAATATCGTAATGATGATGATGGTGATTGGGTTACAGGTGATGACAGCGGGTGGAGTAAAGATTTATCATCCACAACATCACGAAGATGGAGAGAAGGGAGTGGTTATAATGGTGGTGGAGAATACTACCCTAGTTTTGATACTGATTCTCTTAATGAGTATTTTAGCGGACCTTCTTCTATTGATAGTGAGGGAAACCAAATTTATTGGTCTTCAGAACAATATGAGGGAATGGAAATAGAAAACCCTTTAATGGTGTTAGGTTTAGCCAGAGATTATGGCGACGACCTTAGTGTTACCTCTCTGTCAGGTTATGGTTTTGACCAATTTAATGAAGGTGGTTTAGAAAACCCATATTGGAAAAGTGACTGGCATTCTGATGCGGGAGAAACTATTAATTTGTATACAGTTAGTCAAAGTAGTAGTTATTGCGGAATGCACAATGACCAGTCTCTTATGTCTTCTTTTGAGGGTCCTGGATTTAATATGGATGATGGGGGTAATTGGAGAAAGGCTAGGGATTGGGACCTTTCTGATGTAGAGGGCCAATATGGAGCTACTCAAACAGGTCATTTTTACGTATGGAACCCTTTAGCTAGGATGTATGGAAGCGGGTATGGAGAGCCAGATGCTGTTGAGGGAGACAAGCACGCTGCCTCTGGATTCTTTTGCGGAACAAGTGGTGGTGGCGCAGATGGGTACGCTAGAATAAGGTTTAACTTTAATTGGGAAAGTTTAGAAGAAGAATTTGTGCCTGGAGCGTCTATAGTATTAACAATAAATTTTAGCTCTTGCGTTTGGTTAGAAGATGATGGTGGGGAGGGTCCTTATAATAAAGATACTTATAGAAGAAATAAATTAGGTAACCCTGACAAAAAGTGGATAATAAAATGTCCAGAATCTTTAGACAGTATATATGAACAAATGAAGTGGGTTACTCATGTCATAACAGACTGGGGAGATGTGGCAGGGCCAGGAACTAGCAACGATGCACTCCCTGGTAATGATGTTGGAGGGGGGCCCCCCGTCTTTTATGACGCTGCTGGTATTGCAGGAGTAGGCCTTCCTTTTTGGACTAAATACGAAGATGCTGTTAAAGCTGCTAGCGACATGAGAGCCCAGTGGACGTGGACACAAAGACCGATGGCTTTACAATATCAAAAAATACTTACCATGGAACTGTCTGCTGATAAACAAAACCCCTGGGACGATTTAAACTTACACAATACTGGTGGGCAAGACCCTGGTGACACAAGGCTGTGTACGGACAACAAAGGAGTTTCTTTAGCTTTTAATGTAGACTCTTCTATTACGGAGAATATGGGAGATGAAGGCCTTGAAGGATGGGAGTCAAATTTAAAAGAAGCCACAGCGAGACAGTCTACTAATGTAGTGACTTTAGAATATAAAAAAGATACATCTGTAATGTTAGAGGGATTAGCAGAGAATGTTTCTCAAACATTTAAAACAGGAGCTTTTCATAGTTTTGGTTTAATTTATTATGATTTAGAAGGAAGGTGTTCTACAGTAGTTACTGACCCTAATAATAATACGTATGTTAAGTTTGCGTCTGAATCTAAAACGGCAGACGAATTAGATGTAGAAGATGGTGATGGATTAGGGTCTGTTTATATGGAATGGGGTATAGCTCATAAACCACCACCATGGGCTAGGTCATTTAGATGGGCTTATGGAAGAAATTCTTCAGTAGATGATTTTATACAGTTCTTAGGAAGAAAGGCCTTTTGCGCACCTAGTGATAGTGATGACACTAGGATATATTTAAGTTTTAATTCTTTTAGAGGTAATAATGAAAGTTATGTTGAAAATGATGACCCTTTAATAGAATATCAATTTGTTAAGGGAGATAGAATAAGGTTTTTATATAAAAAAGAAGGGGGTGGTTATGCGGCCTTTAATAGTTATATAGACCTAAAACTTTCAGGAATGAATTTTTATGATGCTGGGATGTCTGAAGAAGACTGTCCTTTTATTGATTCACTGGATACCGAGGGTAGTGACGATGGTTTTTACTTAGAATTTCAAGAGGTATCACAAGGCTCTGAAGCTCCTGTTATGAGTAAAGATGCTGTATTATCTAATATTCATGTTTATAACGATGTTATGTTTGAGGTTTATAGACCTAAAAAATCTACGGACCCAGATAAAACTATTTACTATGAATATGGACCTTTATATTCAATACTACCTTTATCTGATGACGTTAGCTTACATACTGGAGATATTCAAAACCAAGGGCTTGCTGGTGGAGATGGTGTTGAAAGTGGATTTTTAGTTGATAATGATGGAAATTATTATTCTTCATCAGGTTCTGAGGCAAGGGGTAAATTTAATTTAGGTGATGTTTGGTACAAGCCTAGAATAATGAAGGCTGGAGAACCTGACACTACAATAGTAAATTTTGTTGAAGATTATTTTTTAAATGACTTTTATGACACCAATCACTTTAGTATAGGTAGAATAAACACCTACTCTCCTTACTCAAAAGAAATACATCATATAGCTGGAGTTACTTGGTCGGAAATTTATAATCCTGAAATGAGTTATAACGGACTTAGCTCTTTTATACCTGCTAATTTAAATTATAAATCTTATGAGGTAACAGATGGGGCTATTCAGAAAATTGTAGGTAGAGATACTGATATGATTATGATTCATGAGGACAGAACTCATAGAGTTGCTGTAAACAAAGATATAATGGTTAATGCTTCTGGAACAGGAAATATGGGATTATCAAGTGAGGTTTTAGGAAACGCTATTCCTTATCCTAACTTTTTTGGAATAAGTAAAAATCCAGAGTCTTTAGTTAAAGAAGGTAATATATTATACTGGACGGATATAAAAAGAGGAGCTGTTGTAAAACTAGGTGGTAATATACAAGTTATATCAAACGCAAAAATGGTTGATTATTTTAGAGACAAATCTGTTCTTTATAATCCTTATAACCCTGAGTACGGTTTTTATGATGCTGAGTTAAATATAAACGAATACCCTGATAATAAAAAATTCAGATTACTTGGTGGATATAACCCTAAGCATTTAGAGTATATGATTCAGCACCCAGAGATATTAGTGTTAGCAGGAACGTATGGACAAATATCTACTTTATGGGAAAACACAACGGGAACTTGGAATGCTGATTTAACGGGTGGTAATACAACAACTATAGAGGCTGAGACTGTTTCTTGGGCTGATAGAGCAAATAGATGGACTTCATTCTATTCTCACAATACAGCAGATTATTATGGAAAAATAAACAGAACTTTTGTTTCTTGGAAAAATGGACAAATATATATTCATGACTCTGATGTAAGTAATTATTGTTCATTCTATCCTGCGATAGACGGAACTCTTACAATTTACAATACTGAAGTTGAGGCTCCTTTTACTCAAGGACCTTCTACTGTTAAAACGTTTAAAGCTTTTTCTATAGAAGGAAATCAAACAAAAGCATGCACGACAGCTGGGGTTAATGAAAGTACAGATTCTGCTTATGATGTTACTTTTACAACAGAATTAATAAATACAGAAATAGATAAAAGTCGTTTTGATGAGAGAGAAAGAATACAGTACGCTCAAATTCCTTTTGGTTCGCCAACCACAGAATCAGGATTAACTTCTTCAGGTTCAGAATGGATAGGTCTTGGTCAGTGCGCTGTTGTGACAACAGCTGTTACTGGGACAAATACAACATTTACATCAATGAACTTAATAACAACTGGAACTACTCCAGACCCAGTATATATATTTATTAATGATGTGGGGTATCAATTATGCACGTCTGGGGGAACTTTAATTACAATATCTTCTATAACTACAGATACAGCATTAGTTCTTAGTGGTAACCCAGTTGCTGGCTCCAATCTTATGTATTATAATAATGGCGTAGTAACCTCCTCGCAGGCCGCAAGTAGCGTTAAGCTATTTGTAAAAAGGTCTGGTATAGCAGAAGGAGATAGTGTAAAAGGAACTTTCGGAAAAGCTAAACTAAGTAAAAAAACAAAAGAAAAAATAGAAATTATCGCAGTTAACTCTATTGTAAGTAAAAGTGAGTTGAGTGACAGATAGTTTTGTTTAACCAAATAAATAAATTATATTTGTAATCATGGCTAAAAAAAGAATATATAAACCAAATACAAAACTTTTTAAAAAAGGAGGGAAGCTTAAAAAATCTACCAAAAATAACAACAAGAAGAGGAGTTATTTTGTTGGTGGTATTCTTAGTGGTATAGGGGGTATGATTGGAGCGGGAATGCAAAAAAAGGCTGGTAGAGAGCAGTATGAGCAAGCTCAGAAAATGGGTAAAGAATTTGAGGAAAGTGGTTATGCTCTTTCTGATGCTGAACAAAACCTTCTTCAAAAAGGTTCTTCTGAGCTTAGAAAGATGGGTAAAATGGACTATAGAGATATGGTCGGAGAATCTTTAGAAGGAAGAGAGGAACAAAGACAGGCTAACTTAGCTCAGTTTTTAGAACAAACTGGAAAAATGGGAGGCCCTAGGTCTCAGGCTATGATGAATCAGATGCTAAGGTCACAAGAACAAACTGGGGCGCAAGAATTTGCCAATATACAAAAACAAGAGGCGGCCTTTGAAAAAGACATTTCTACTCAAATAACACAAGAACAGCAACAAATAGCTAAACAAGAAGCTGCTTTAAAGCAACAAAAGTTGCAAGAAATAAAAGCTCAAGAGCAAATGGGTAAACAAATGGAGTTTGAAGGAAAGCAGGGTATGTTGGAGGCTGGGTCCCAATTAGTTAGCACTGGTGTTAGTGCTTTATTTCCTGGTTTTGGTAAAGAGGGTATGAAGGTAAAAGCTGGTGAGCCAGAACTTACTCCAGGAAAAGAGAGTCACTCAAAAAATCCTATAGACTTAATTCAAAAAGGAGCTAAAATAGGAGAGATGACGGGTGGTGAGGTTATTATGCCATCTAAAGATGTTAAAACGGTAAGGCAATTTATAGAAAAAGGAGATGCTAAATCATTAATGTCTCTTATGTCTAAATTATTTACTAAATGGGAGAAAGAAGCTAATGAGCATTCGGACAAAACTTTAAAAGCTAAAAGCGGAGCCAAAATTCCCAAGTCTTTTGATGGGAGCATTAAACAAACTAAAATAAAATATTAAAATGTCAAAAGGAGGAGTTAATTCTAAAGGGTTTATGTTCTTGTCCCCATATTATGGGAAATCTAGAACAACAGAAATTTTAAATAGGGGGGTGGAGCTAGATAAGATAAACTTAGCTAGAAAACAAAAAAAAGAACAAGCAAAAACTCCTAAGCCTAATAATTGGCAACCATCAAAAAACACTCAAAAGGTTCACGCTAAGTTTTCAAAAATATTCAATCATGTTAATTCTCAAAATTATGATTGGGCGGTATCTCAGGGCCAAGCCCTTAATCATGAACATGAAGCATATAATCCAGCTGTATGGGCGGAATGGCAAAAAAGATTAAATCAAGAAATGCAACTTGCCGAATTTTTTAATGAACAGGTTTCTGAATACGACGCTTTTATGGAGGTATATAACAACCCAGAATCAAATCTTGATTTTTCTGCTTTAGCTTATGCTCCTCTTCATGTAACAGTTAATGATTACAATACAGAAAAAAATGAAAATGCCGCTGGAGATTCAAGTTGGATGAATAGTTATTTTAAGGAGCAACAAATATTAATGGATGAAGAGGGGACGCCTGTCCCCATGCAAGACGGAACTAATAGACTACAAACAATACAAGGAAAACCTGTTGTGGGTTATGATAGATATGGTTCGGTTATAGAAGACCAAAGGCCAGAAAGGTTAGTATATAATGTAAATTGGCGTAATGTTGATAACATGAATTTAAGTGACTGGACGATAGGCCGTAATGGAATTATTTATTATAAAGACAAGGATTACCATGATAATAACTCATTTGTTTTTGGAGAGGAGTTATATAAAAAACAACCAAAGGGTATTAATAATGTACAAGAATTTATCACAGACTTGCCAGGCTGGAAAATAGGAGACGAAACACACTCGTTTAACGGAAAGCCTAAAAGAGAGTATATCAATGACATAGCCTCTCAAATTAATAGTAGTTTAGGAACTCACACAGAAACCGTTCAAGGTGAGGGCGTGCAAGTTTTTAACAATGAGTACGCATCCAAAATATACGAACAAATTGCTAGAGATTATTTAGAATCACGTGGGAATTATAATCCTGGAAGCGGTGTTATAAGTAGGATGTTAAGTAATCCAGAAGAATATAAATTAAATCCAGGCGAAGACTCTAAATTAAAAAATGATTGGGACAAATTTATAAAAAATCACGGATGGAAAGGTACTGAGTATGGAGGTTATAATTTAAAAAACTATGCTCTATATCAGGTTTTAGATGAGTGGTATTCTCACGTAGGTGCTGAAAACTTAAAGTTAGATAATGAGACAAATGTTCCATTTACTACTGTAATGATACCTTCTGATAGGTTTACTGGCACAGGTATGAGTGTTAATGCGCATAAAGTAGACCCAGACAAGAAAGAACCTTTTATGATGACCCCTGCTGGTGAGTATTCATATAATCATTTATATAACCATGGTGTACCATATTCCCCTCCAGGTGGTGGTGGCACACAAGTAACGTATCGTTTAATGGCAGATAACAATGGTGTTCTTAATGCGTTTATGGAGGGAATGCCTCTTCCTAATAATAACTTAAAAACATCAACAGAAGGAAGGATGTTTATGGATAATATAAATATAGATGTTAAGGGTTCTTGGCAACATATTGATGCTATGGTTGTAATGGACGTACTCGAGGATGGTGTGGTTGTGGGTCAAAAATTTGTCCATAAAGACGATATAGAGAGTATAAAAAAATCAAAGCCTAATACAAAATTAAGATATGTGCCTATGGTTAGATTAACTATTGGAAGTGAGCAAATTAAAGAATTGATAGCTAGATTTACTGAAGATATTGCAGGAGGAGAGGGGGACACCTTACTTCAAATGTATCTAGCTAAATTAGAAGAGAGAAGTAAATATACAATTCATGTTCCTTTTGAAGAATTATACAAAGGGGATAATACTGGTACGTTAGAGAACTTTAAACAATCTGAGTTTAAAGACCACATAAAAGACATGCAAGCATGGTTAGATGGGGTTTCGGGTTACAGCACAGCGGTTAATGAAGCAACAAATAATTTACTTTCAACACAATAATAAAATTTAATTAAATGAATGACGATAATGGATATAAAATTTTAGAAATACTTTCCTCTAATGAGGTTAGTAAAGACGTGGGTGTTAGTATGACCCCAGAAGAAATGATTAGTTTATCTGAAGAGTTTGGGGATGACTATGTTGGGCTTATACAATCTTTTGGCAAAGAATATCACAACAAAGAAATAGATAACGATATTGCCACAGAGTATTTAGAGACACTTTATACAGATGGTGTTCTTAAAAAAAAAAATTCATTCGAGAGCGAGTTCCCTACGGATACTATATCACCATCTGGGGATGGTCCTTCGGTTTCTTCAGAAGAAGGTGATGAATTTCTAAGTAACGCTTTTGGCGATGTTGTTGATGGCGTTTACAACATGTTTCCTTTAAATAATAGCACTAAGGATAGTAATTTCTATGGCTTTGAGTGGAATCAAGATGGTTATTTTAATGCAGGTTATACTGAACGGGTTTTTAAGGGTATTTTTGGGTCATTTGACGGAAGGCCTAATTATGACCAAAACAGGTATGTAATCGTAGACCCAAGTACGGGTAAGTATTTCGTAAATGGGGTAATGGTAGATGACCTTAGTGAACTAAGCAAGCTGGACTATGAACAAGCTTGGGTAAATGCTCGTAACAACGATATTGAAGGAATACCTGGAGAACATGATTATGGTATTACATCTGAGTTTGATGAAAACAGGAACTTTGAGAAGTATAATATTCCAGCAGAACACAACATGTATTGGAGTAATGAGTATTTGTTTAATGAAGCGAACCCTAGAAAGACGGAGTATATAAAACACCCCAACCAAATAACCTATCCTTATGGAGGGGCTAATTACGACATATATGAGTTTTCAGGTGGTGGAGATGACAAAATCAGCTCCTCCCTGGGACGGAGAGATGGTACTGCGGGGCCCAATGCGACTATTGACGGAACTATGATAGGTGATGGTTTTCACGCCCCTTATTTTGAAAGTAATACGGCAGATTATTGGAAAACTACAAGCAAACAGGAAGGTCATGAAGTAGGACAAATAAAATATAATCATTGGGATATGGACGCTAACTACAGGCTCCCAACACTTGGCGTTTTAGAGGAACTAGGGGAACATCAATATTTTTATTCTAGCGTAGCTGGAGGAGCTAAAAGCTATGAAGGGCTAATTCCTAAAAAAAGGCTTGAAAACATGATTAGAAAAGGCCATACTATTGAAAACCCATATCTAAAAGGAGAGGAAGCGAATGATATATTGTTGTTTACGATGCAGGTAAGCTCAGCCCTAGGGGATGGATTATTCTACGCAAGTAAAGATTGGAATAAAGACGTTTATAGAATGAATCATATTATAAGAGAGTTAATAATAGATAAAAGAAGGAATCCTGGCGACAGAAAATACCACACAAGCGAAAGAGACGCAGAGTTATATAAAAAAGAAAAAGGAAGGGAATTAACAAGTGGGGCAAGTTTTATGGTGTCTAAGTTCAATGAAGACGGGCAAAGAATATATGATGAACTTTTAGATATTTATAAAGATATTCGTGAAAATGTTTTAGATGCTGAATTTGGCGTTGTTCAAGCTAGAGAATATTATATGCAATCATCTATGTTAGATGGAAATAGTTTTTTTGACGCAGTTGTTTTAAATGACCCATCTATAACAGATAATTTTTTCCATGGAATATCTGGTGCTACGAAAAACCCTATTATAGAGCTTTATTCCGCAGGAAGTTCGGATAAATTTAACCCAGAAAATGTAGTTTTAAACAGATGGTCTAGAGCGAGGTATAAACAAGATTTTCATGACCTACAGATGTGGCAACAAATGGACATGCTTGATGAATTATTTAATGAGGACTCGGAAGGTTATAATGAGGACAGAGTAAAAGAATTTGAGCAAGACATAAAAGAGGAAATGGATATATATGAAGAGCTTTTCCTTTCTATACCTAGAGATAAACCTGGTTGGTCAAAAGACTCTGTTGACCAAGAAAAAGAACTTTATAAAAAACTAAAAAAGCTCTCAGGTTATTTAAATCTACCAGAAGACGAACAAAACAAGGGCGCTATAGACTCATTAAAATCAGAAATAAAAGGCTTGAGAGATGACATGGCCTGGATAGGTGATGAGTTTTATGATGAAAATGGAATGAGAATTGACAAGCCTACTTTAGAGCAGATGGAGGAGTCTGACCCTAAGGGAGCTGATAGAATTAAAACTTTTACTTCAGATTTTAAACAAAGATTAGCAGAATTTGAAGGATATTATGATAATGAAGGAAATTGGGTTGTTCCAGATATAGTAGACATATTAGCCCTTTACCATCAAGCGGCGGCTGAATATAAATATTTAGAAAACTTAGAAGAAAACTACGAAATAACATTATCAAACGGAAAAAAAATAACATTAGGTCAAATAATAGACCAGCCTTATGTTTATAATGCAGCTTTCTCTGACTATTATCTCGATAAAATGCAACAGATGGTGGGAGATAAAAGCGAGATAGAAAAAGCGAGAGGTCAAATTGATAGCATTACTAACGAGGATAGGAAAAGAATGAGATTAATACACGAAAGCTATTTAAAACAAAAAGATAGAGTAAATCTTGACATACTTGCTGCTGGAAGGTTTGTTCTTTTAAATTCAGACCCTGGGACAGTAGATTATGAGGGGGGTTGGTACAAGTCTTTAGGAGAAGGTTTAGCAGAAGGGTTTATGAATTTGTTTGGCTTATATGAGTTTACACATGGAGAGAGATATGATTATGATAGTGTTATAGACATAAACAGAAGAATGGTGAACTGGATGCAGGAAAATAATATTCCAGTAACAGAGGCTCAGTTAGAATCATTTGAAAGAACCTGGAATGAAGAGGCTATGTACGGACTTGGAGCTTCTATTCCTTTAATACTTGCGATTAGTTTGGTTACAGGTCCTGCTACAGGATTAGCGTCTAGAACTTTCATAGGAGCGGGCTCTAGACTTTCTGCAAACCTTCTTTCTAGGTATCAGGGCTTTAGTAGAGTGGGTGGTTGGCAGCACAACACAATGACTGCTAAATCAATTAGAGATGCTTATAACGCAACTATGATTTCATTAAGAAATAATGGAACAATGGGTCATTTTGCTCTTAGGTTAGCCGAAGAAATGGGTAAAGGGTATTTTAGTTTTAAATTAGCTGGAGCTCATCCAGAAATGGGGGCTGGTATACATGCTGGAACAATGACTTTTAATGCTATATTTCCGCAAACAAAACTTTCTAGATGGCTTTTTTGGGACAAAAGTAGCCCTATTAACGTAAGGCCAGACGCAAGGCCTTTATTTAAAGATGGAGCATTTTTAGGGTGGGCTGATGAAGCTGGAAATATGATTAGAAATCTTGGGCCAACTCCTCTTAACTATACTCCTATGTACACAAAAGCTGTTGAAAAAATGTTACAATTTAGTCACGCTACTGCGGGTGGTACGCTAGGTATGTACGTTGGAGAGGTTTTTGACCACGCCGCTAGAAACGGAGTTAATTTAGACGCTATATTTAAAGACGTTTTTGGTATTGGTATACAAGATGATAAGTATGCGTGGCTAGATAAATTCACAATGACTTTATATCTTTCAGCAATATTTTCAAGTGTTCAAACATACAAAATGGAGTCCGCTATAGAAAATGTTCTTGTTAGATATTCTAAAGACATGACGGTTCCTGAGGGCGTTAGAGACCAGTTAACAAGTTATTTATCTAGTTATAATAGACATAAACTTACCCATCAAACGGATTTTAAAAAAATGGTATCAACCACTAAAGGAACCGAAAAGTGGAAAAACATACTTTTAAGAGACCCTTATTCTCAATATTATAATATTGATATAGATAAAGCTGGAAACATAACAGCAAGAGAGCTTACTATTAGTGATGGATATTTTACTAAAGAAAGTTTTAATTTTAATAAAAATACAAATACTTGGGAGGCTAAGATTCCTAATGTAGATTTATCTTTTACTATTAAAAGATTTCCTAAAAATGACCCCGTTAATCCTGGAGCGTTTTACATGAGAACACATCGAACTGGCCAATATACCTCTGAGCTTGTGAAGAAAGCAAAAGAGTTGGGGCTTAAAGTGGAAGCTGTTGGTGACAAGGAAATAGTTGTGTTAGGAAAAAGCAAAGCTGAGGTTATAGAATATTTAAATAACTATATGTTAGAAAAGGTTGGAAGACAGCAAGCTGATATTGTAAGAACTGAAAACCCTTTAGCTGGAGTATTTGATTATATAGGAGAGTATAATAGGAAATCTATTAATAAGGAGCAAATGATGATGCACGAAAAAAATGGATTCAGTATTTATAATGACAGGGCTGGTAACCAACAAGGAAGAGAGGGGTATTTAGTAAGAATGTTTCCAGAAACAAGAATAGAAATAACAAGTGATGGTAACCTTGCGGGCACTATTCCAGGTATGAATATAAATGTAACAGGCTTAAAAGGAAAACCAAAGCACCGTGTAATAGAAACTTATAAAAAAATGTTTGAAGAGGTTTTATTGGGGAGTAGTGTTTTAGATATTGTTACTTACAACCATGGGGGTAAACAATATATAGAGATAATGGGGAGAACGCAAAGTTCTCAACACGCAAGTATTTTGGCAAAAAATTATAATATAGGAGAAATACTTAACCTTAAAGACTTATCTTCTACAAAGGTTGATATAGAAGGGGTGGATATTAATAAAGATGGAAACATAGAATCTATTCTTACCCGTAAAAATAAACTTGATTTTAATAACTCTGGATTAAAAAACATAGACCCTAATAATACTTATTTTCAAAAGTCATTCGCAGAAAGAATAGCTGATTTTGAAAACGTTGCGTTTACAGAACAAAGTAGAATAGAAAGTGCGTTTAAAGTTCAGAATATTCTAAAAAACATACAAAGCTCAGGGACAAAAACATCTAATGCTAATTTTTGGTCTGAGAAATTTTATAGCAACTTATTGAAAGAGTTGGCTAGTGAATCAGTCCCTACTGTAGAAAAGGCTTTTGATAACTCCTTATTAAAATATAAAGAATATATAACTAAACTAGAAAATAATATTAAAAATTCAAAAAGCCCATCTAGAAAAAGTGTTGACAAATTAAAATTTGGACAGGACTATTTATCTAAAATAGAAGGTATGGGTAAAGAGAAGTTTATAGAACTTATTACACCAAATTATTATTTAGAAGGGGTTAATGCTAGACATGTTTCAGATGGTGTAATAAAAGCGACAGAAGAGTTTTTAAGTTTTGAACATAAACCTACAGAGCCAGTATATAATATAGACTTTTCTAGATATAAATACGACAAGGATGGAAAATTAGTAGAAAAAACTCCAGAAGAAATAGCTAGAGATGCGACAGAACTGCTTAATTCACATAGGAAAAAGCAAGTGATGGAATATTTTAATAGATGGAGAGATAAAAATTCGGATGACTATTTTTCTAAAAAATATGAACACCTTAGGACTAAGTTCGGTGAAAAAATTTGGGACAGTAAAACAAAGTTTAAAGAAACTCTTTTGTTTAAAAATAGTATTTTAAGAGATTTTTATAAAAACATAGAAAAAGAGAATCCAGAGCTTGCTCTTTGGTTACAATCTAAAGGTATGGAGAGTGTCGCCTTAACAAATACTCTTAAAGGGGCTAGCGGATGGTCTAAAGTATTAACTAAAGATGTTAGAAACATGTTTAATGGACTAAAGGTTTCTGAAAAAATACTATTTGAAGACATAGCTTGGTCTAGACATATTATATCAATGGATAGAGCTAAAGATAATTTTAAAATAGAATTAGACAAATCTATTGATGAGTTAAATTTTATGGTTCAAAATAAATTTTCCGCAAAACAAATAGAGAGCGCTTTTAATAAGTTAAAACAACAGGCTGAATCAGGAACTACCTACGCCTTGAATAGGCATAAAATAACAGTCAGAGAAGTTGATGGTGTATATGGGTTATACAGAATAGAGTACAATGAACAAGGGAATACTTTAATAAGAGAGCTTATACCAAAATCACAATTAAAAAATGGGGAAATTGATGTTTTACAATATGCTGATTTATACCACAGAACAACCGAATCGGGTCAGATTTATTTTAAGTTACCTTGGAGAATGGAACATGGTAGGGTGCATGACAAAGACATGTACTATGATAAAGAATCTGCAACAGATTTTCTTAATCAACTAAAAAAGGGGGGTGTTACTAAGTATGATAAAATAAATTCCAAGGTAGACATAATGTTTGAGCACCATAAGATGTTAGCCAAAGAAATGCTTGACGCAGGTATTATAAATATGGATGCTTATAAAACGATGCTAGAAAGAGATTATATACCTAGAGACTTTGTAGAGTCTATTAAGAACACTAAAAACAGTAGCGCTAAAAATAAAGAGGGGTTTGAAGCCGAAAATATATTTGCGGACTTACAGCTTTTAAAAGGGGGTTCTGCGGGACAGTTAAATCTAGATTTAAGTAATCTTACTATAAACAAAACACAGGCTATAACACAAATGATTTTCCAAAATAAACAAAGGGCAAATCTGGCTGAATTTATACAAATATCTGAGATGTCTGCAAAAAAATACAATGACACAGGATTTCTTGATTTTGGGTTTTCTCTTAATTTAGGCGCAGGTAAAGACATAAAAACAAGGGCTAGGGAGTTAGGTTTATCAGAAACTCAGGCAATAGATTATGTGCAAATAGAATATAGAGCTAACGGTAAATCTGAACACTTTGCTTTACATAAAGACATGTATAACTCTATGATGAAAGAAAATTTTTGGACAACAAATCCAAATGCAAGTAAATACGTTTCTATGTTTTCTGGTTCTTATTATACAAGGTTGACCTCAACAACTCTTAATCCGCTGTTTGCTGTAAGAAATTTCTTTAGAGATTCTCAACATATATTATTTAATACAGATGCTTATTCTATACACTTACCTACAGCGTTAAGACAATTTACTGGAGATATGGTTAAAGTATCTTCATCCGCCTTTTCTCTTAGAAAATCTAATAACCCTTTAATTCAAGACTTTGCTAGACATGGAGGTTCTATGGACTTTCTAACTACTCAAGGTAGGAGAGTGGGCTCAGAGGCAAACCCATATCTTAGTGATGGTGTTATGGATAAATATATAAACAAAAAACTCCCTGGTTGGCAATATTTGTATACAGTTAGAAACACTACACGAAATCATCTTAGGAGGTTTACAGAAGTGTTTAGTTATCTTGGAGAGTCTAGTGAGATGTTTACAAGACTAGCGGTATATGAAAGGGCAATAGGAGATAGGGTTAAAGCTTTTGAAAAATACAATGAAAGGCCTCCAACCACATCAGAGTTAGAAATAATAAAAAGGCGTTCTGCTGATGATGCTAGAGCTACTTTAGATTTTGGTCAAGGGGGAACGTTTACTAAGTTGTTGGATGCTTTTATTCCTTATACGAACGCAGCAACACAGGGGTTTAGGGTCACTAAAGATTATTGGTTAAATAATCCTAAAAAAGCGGCATACAAGTGGACTCAAATGGCAACTTATACAGCGGGGTTAAACATGTATAATTGGGAGGCCCATCCAGATGAAATGGAGAGGCTTTGGAGAAACGAGCCTTGGGTACCTCTTAATAATTTTTTGTTTTTTATTCCTGGATGGGTTGATGAAGAGGGCCACCCACAAGCAATTAAAATAAAAAAAGAATACACCCTTATACCTTCAGCGGCTTTAATTGAGGGAATGGTTTCAGAGCAATATACTGGTGTTAATTACACACAGCAGGGAGATTGGAACCCCTTTATTGATGACAAGGAACAAAATGTAATAATGCAAAGTGTTACAGATGCTATTCCTTTTGGGGGTGGGGTAGATATTCCTTTTCTTGCGGAGCACGTTCCTTTTGTTAGGGCTTGGTTTGGTAGTAAACATAACTATGATTACTTTAGGCAAGAAAGAATATATCACAATAATTATCTTGGAGACGAAGCAAAAGCGCTTGACCTTATATATCCAGGTGAAGGAAACCCTACTAATCAATTTTATGGAGACTTAGCAAACCTACTTCCTTTTGAGATGTCTGGTAAAGACTATGAAGTAATGTTGAGGGAATATGGTATAGGAAAGGGGTATATATTTGATTTAGCACTATATGGTTATAATAAAATGTTTGACCAACCAACTCAAACGGAATTAAAGATGGAGTTTAATAACACAATAAATCCAATTATAAATGAGAATATAGAGCAAATACTAGGACCATTCTTTGATGACATGGTTCATTCTATTGACATGAGTGCTAGTGCTGCGCCTAGTGAAATAACTGAAGCTTGGCAAAACAAGGTTGATGAAGCCACGTTACTTGATGAGATAAATGACGTGTTGATGAAGCAACACACTACGTTTTATTATAATATGGTTGAAAAAGCTTTAAATGAAATTCCAGACTTAGCTTTATCAGAACTAGATGAACAAACGTATGTTATTGATAATATTAGAGGAGAGTTTAAAAGATATATATATAGTCAATTTTTTGAAGGAAAAGATGGTTATAAATACGAAAGCTTGAAGGGGACAGAAGAGTTAGAAAATAAGTTAGAAAGTTTTATGAAAAACACCGAGCATATGATTATATATCAAAAAAACGATATTAACAGAGATATAATAAATATTCATAAGTTAGTTAAAAGCGGACAAGTTCAGGAAGCGGCTTTGAATTACTACGCACTATTACAGTCTGTTCCTGAGGAATCTATGTATAAATACGAACAACAACTGTTTAATTTAGGAGTTTATGACCCTCAAAAAAAGAACCCATTTTGGAAAGAAATAGACTATTTGGTAAATGGCGGTGGATATGAGTCATATTTATCGGGATTAAGTAAGAGAGAGAGGTTTTTAATGGAAGTGACAGACGCTATATTTAAGTCTGCAAAATTTAACGAGCATTATCAAGCGGGACATGTTGATTTCCTTGGTATAGACATCGAGCAGATTGAATATTTTATTGATTGGCAAAATATACCTGAGGATAAATTAACCGAAGACGGGGACCTTACAGAAGAATATAAGGAGGAGCTTAAAGACAGTGTTACAGAAAAATATAATGAAGGAGCAATAACTTACGGTAATTATATAAAATAAAAAAAGAAAGAAAGTAAAAAATAAATGTTATATTTGTAAAATGAGAAATTTAATAATTATATTTTTATTGATGTCTATATCTGTTAACGCACAGATAGAGGACTTTTTAAAATACTCTACGTTTTATACGTCAATGAGTATGAATACTTCTTTTTCAGAAAGAGAAGATTATATAGCGATTGATAAAGGTTATGAAAATGTTACTGAAATACACCCTTACGATTTTAACATAACTTTTGGAATCCGAAAAATAGCAAGATTTGATTATGAATACAAAGTTAAAACATGGTATTACGGCACTGAAAAAGCCGTTGCAGACAACGTTACTATTGGTAATGCTACTGGTTGGGAGTATTTACTTAATTATTCGTTTATACGTAATCGTGGCAATAGTTTTACTGAGCAAAATTTCTGGCTTAGATACTTGGGAAATAGATGTGTAACAAAATTACAATACACTGATAATCAAAGGGTTGACTTAAAATACAGTTCTTTTGACACAAGGTACAGAATAACAAAAGGTAATTGGGATTTTACAATCGGAATGTGTTTTCGTATACATGACCCGTATGGCATAAATCCTATTGAGGATTTTTGGACTCCAGGAGAATCTACTTTTAATCAATTAGCTGGAGATTTTGGATATTCTACTCAGTATGTTCAGGGTCAGTGGCACTGGTTTAATAGTGATAGTGAATTAATATCTACCTCAAATGATGAGTTTTTTAAACATTATTTTGGAGATGCTGTAGCTAGTTTTAATGAAAGAGAATTAGAAAAACTAGGGTTACAAAAAGAATTAAGTGCGGTTATGGGCGTTGCTTATTATAAGTATACACCAACCTTTTGGATGCACGCATGGGGAAATATAATGCCTTATCATTATGGATTAGATGACTACTCTTATGAATACGGGCAAGATAATTTAGACTTTTTAGAATGGGACGCTGGTATAGTTTTAGGTGTTCGTGTTAATAAACACTTAGGTTTATTTGTGGAAGGAACTCATATGAACTATTGGATGAAGCCTGTTTTTGATGTTAAGTTTGGGTTTAACTATTTAATATTTTAGCGTATGAAAAATTTACTATTATTATTTGTTTTTGTAAGTTCATTTTCTTTTGGACAAGATTATGACTACCAGCAATTATGTTTAGACTGTGCTGAACAAAATGGATTTTATTGTGGAGATGACCCATCTAACTGGACGCAATATGCTCCATTAGGGTGTGTGCAAACATCTTGGATTAACGATGGGTGGATAGATTGTGTCGATGCCAGCGATGAGGGCGCTGATGTGGTGCCAACCTTACCTTTAGATTGTATACCGCCTCCACCAGATTGTGATACTGTATATGTAGATGTGCCAGTCTTTGTATATGAAACTATTTTCCAAACAGACACTATATATAATACAGAATATATAACTCAAATAGTAGTAGATACTATAATAGAAACTGAATATGAAACTATATTTGAAGAAATATTTGTTACAGACACGTTATGGATGGAAGGAGCGTTAGATACTATGTTTATAGACGTAATAGAATATGTAGATGTATTTATCTTTGATACAATAGTAGAGATAGAAACAGAATATATAGAATTTTTTACTACAGATACTATAATAGAATATGTAGAAATAATTAATACAGAGTATATTGATTGTGATACAGGAATGCCTTGTAACTCAAATATACCTGAATTTAATAAATCTGAAGGAGATAATAGAATATATGACTTGTTAGGAAAAGAAATAAGAGAACCTAGTGGATTATATATAGAAGATGGAAAGGTTAAGTTTAAAGTAAAATAATATGTATCATTATAATGCAACCCTAGTCAGAGTAATAGATGGAGACACTGTTGATGCTATGATTGATTTAGGTTTTGACATACAAGTTAAAAAAAGAATTAGATTGGCTGGTATTAATGCTCCAGAATCTAGAACTAGAAACAAGGTTGAAAAAAAATTAGGACTAGCGGCAAAAGAAAGATTGATAGAATTAATGGAGGGAGCTGCGAATGTTTTTGAATTAGAAAGCAAGGAGGTCGGTAAATACGGAAGAATACTTGGCGTTATATATATCAACAAATTATCTGGAAAGGATACAATAACCCAAGCATGTATTAACGAAATGCTTGTTAGTGAGGGCCACGCTACGGAGTATGATGGTGGCAAAAGGATTTAATTAATTAAATAATTTTAATATGAAAATTTTTAAAGACAATAATGACTGGAATGAAAAAGCTATAGTTGGTTTTATTGCATTCCTTATTATGTGCATGATTATGATGGCTGATATGATTACAGGATGGATGGGTATGGACTTGGTTATAAACAAGTTTGTATACGATTCATTTGTGTGGATTGTATTAGGTTGCTTTGGTATTAGCGGAGTTGAAAAATTCGCTAAGAAAAATTGCGAAAAAAATTGTGACAAAAAATAAGTAACATTGTTTATAAAAATATCCCCCTTTTATTAGGGGGGTATTAAAAAAAGAAAAAATGGCAAAAGAGTTTTCAGAGGATAGTAAATTTAAAATAAGTATTAAAACCCTTGCTTGGATAATAGCTGGGGTATCTGCTGTTATAGCAGGATATTATGGAATGCTTTCTAATATAAATTCTAAATTTGTAGAACTTGAAACTAAAGTTCAAGAAGCTTTAGAAAAACCTAAACCAGGAACAGGTACTTATACTATAGATATGGGAGACCCTGCCGCATCACAAACATGGCCACCAACAAGAATGGAGTTTAATATGAAGGATGAGATGGCTAGACAGAAAATTGATAATATAATAAAAGAATTAGATGAACTTAAAGATGAACTTAAAGACCTAAAAAAATGACAAAAAGAATAGATATTACAAGCTTTTTATATGCGTTATTAATGATATTAATATTTGCTTGTGGTACCGCTTTTAGTCAAGATTTTATTTCCTCTGATAACTTTAAAAATAAAATAGCCAAAGATATTGTTGTAGTTGAGTTTTGGGCTGGATGGAACTCACAAAATGAGTTTAAAGAATTAACAAAATTAAATGACTGCATAACTTATAGAATAGATATATCAAAACACATGGACGTTCAAATGAAGTATGATGTTTCTGCTATACCTACAGTTATTATATTTGAGAATGGAATACTAAAAGAAAAGTTTGGAGCCACTGTAATGTTTCAGTTAGACGCTGACAAGAAAACCGTACAAAACTCCATTGACACATTATTACTAAATAAATTTAATTAATATGAATTGGATAAATTCTTGGAAGAAAGGAAATAAGAAAAACAAACTTGATATTAAATTAAGGTTTGGAACGTTAACTATATTTGAATTTTACCTTTGTCTTAACTCTTGTGAAAAAGATAGTGGATGCAAAAGGTGTAGATTTATGATACTAAATTTTGGATTTGAGATATGAGACTAAATAAAAAATCAAAAGGAACAACTAGGATGAAGAAATATTTTATGGGAGGAATGCCAGGAGGCGCTCCACCGCAAGGGGGTCCACCACCAGGAATGGGGGGAGGAATGCCAGGAGGCGCTCCAGGAGGGGGCCCTGGGGGTATACCACCACAAGTTCTTCAGGCTATTATGGCTAAAAAAGCAGGGGGTGGCCCAGGGGGACCAGGAGGACCAGGAGGCCCACCAGGACCAGGTAAAGATGACCCAGCTGCAAAAAGAGAAGATGTTAGTTTAGACACATTTAAAACAGCTATAAATTTTGCTGAAGCATCTGGTGAAATGGATTATTCTTTAACAAATAAATCAGGAACTACTGCTATAGGCCCATATCAAATAATGTACTCTACTTATTCTAAGGTTCTGAAAGAAAAGTATGGAGTAACAAGCAAAGAGGATTTTATAGGAAACAAAGAGGTTCAAGAAGAGCTTATGGATTGGCTTGTGACTAATGAATACCCAAGGTTGGTTGACTCTATTAAAAAACAATATGGCCCTGGGGGAACCAAACTAAAAAGCAAAGGTGGTCAAGACTTTTCAGAGCAAGGTTTGTTAGGGGATTTAACGGATTTAGACATTATGGCTTTGGAGCACTTTTTAGGCCATGAAAATTTAAGAAATTATTTTGCTCATAAAAGAGAAGGTAAGCAATATACGCCTCCAGGTAAAAACCTTTCTGTTGATGAATATTTAAAAAGATTTAATTCTTCTTATTCAGGAAAAAAAGAAAGACCAGCTACTGAAGAGGGTGGTGGTAGAGGAGATGTTCCTATGGAAGGAGAAGGTGTAAGAGCGGAAGGTGGCCCTCCAGGATTACCTCAGTTTATGCCAGGTCCTTCAGATGTTCCACCAGGCTTGCCTGTTTAATAAATTTTTAGTATATTTGATAAAATTATAATAATATGGCAACAGTAACAGCAGCATTAACATTAACAAGCACAACAGCTACTACAGATGATTTAAAGTTATCTGTATCAAGTAATTTAACTACAGGGGAGCCTTCGATTGGTATGTCAAGAATATCTCTAGTTGGAGACGCAGCTGCTACAACTATATTTGAGAATAACACAACAACAACGTATGTGTACTTAAAGAATATGGATAGCACAAATCATATAAAATGGTTTAATGACACTGATGATGGGGTGGGTATTTTATGGCCAGGTGAATTTGCCTTCTTCGCTGTAATAGATGCAGAAGGTTTAAAAGTACAGGCCAATACGGGTAATTGTATCCTAGAATACGCATATTGGACTAAGGCATAATTAGAATGAAACTAGAGGTATATAGAATATCTAGCGGAGAGGATTCTACTTCTGGAATTATGTTTGAGGTAGAAACAGTTAATAATCCTTATGGAGAAGGATTTAGATGTAAAAAGAATTTTTTGTGTTACACATTAGAAGATGAGAAAAGGGAAGAGAAAAAGATGGGTGAAACAAGAATACCAGCGGGGACTTATGATTTATCTCTTAGAACGGTTGGCGGTTTTCACAAAAAATATAGCAAGAGGTTTGGTGATAGTCATAGGGGTATGCTTCATGTGCTTAATGTTCCTGGCTTTGAGTATATTCTTATTCACTGTGGTAATACTGACGAGCACACGTCTGGGTGTTTACTTGTTGGGGACTCCCAGGAAAATAACCAAATCAAGAAGGACGGTTTTATAGGAAAATCAACTCAGGCTTATAAAAGGATATATCCTAAAATAGCTGAGGCTTTAGAAAAAAAAGAACAGGTAACTATAACTTATATAGACTTTGATAATATAAAAGAATAACAATGGCAACTAGATTAACAACATCTACACTTAGAGTGACAATAGAAGAGGATTTAACTCTTAATGGGGTTCAGCAAGGAACAACTAACGTTTTAACAATACCTTCTATAGCAGAGGTTTCTAGGAGAATTATTAGCGTTCCCGCAAGTGAGGTAACGATAGTATCTATGTCCACAGCTGTTTCTGCTGGTACTTTTGCTGAAGCTGATGTTAGATATATAAGAATTACTAATCTAGATAACGAAAACTTTGTATCATTATTATTTAAAAATGAAAACAATGATGAATTTGCTGTTAAATTAGATTACGGCCAATCTTTTATTTATAACGCCGACCTAGTAGGTGGTGTTGTAGACACAATGGATGCTGTAGATAACTCAGGATTAACTCCAGGAACGTTTGGAGACTTAGTAGATATTACTGCTACAGCCAATACAGCTGCTGTAGATTTAGAAGTTTTTGTAGCTTCTGCGTAAACCCCCTTTGTTTTATTAAAATATATTTGTATATTGTAACTATGTTTTCATAGTTTTAGTTTTGCGGGCCAGACGTTCTGTCTGGCTTGCTTTTTATTACCTACCCTGACCCCTATATTTTTTAGTATAATTCTTAGAGTTTTTTGAATTACTACTTTTGCATTTAGAGTGAACCCCAGGCCTTTTTCTTTTAGACCTTGTTATAAAAGAAAATACGTTACTTTTTTTCATTAGGAACAAATACTCCTTTATCTAGATTTATATATCCTTCTCCGTATTTTTGATTCAATTTAGCCGCTATTTTTTGTTCTTTAGAGATATTTCCTTTATATTTAGCCGACATATCTGACTCAATTTTATCTAACTCCCTCATTCTATGTTCAAGGTTTATTCTTTCTAATTTAATCTTACCGAAGTCGAACATCATTTTACTATTCTCTTCTCTGTTATCTTTTATTTGTTTGATTTCTTTTTCGTCTATTTTAATTTCTTTATTTTCCATTTTATTTATTTTTATTAGGTGATTTTAATTTTTCGATGGACCTTCCTCCGAAGTAGCTCCCCACGATTGTAATTAACAAAAGCGAAAGTAAATCCGTCCATTTTTCTTCGACATGAAAGTCTATTGTGCCAGCGTCAATAAATATTAACAACATAGTACATATAAGGCAGAATATAAGAGTTATAGGTCTAACACTTCTTGTTAACCAATTTCCGTGCTCTAAGTCTGCTTTCCACCTATCTGTCACATTTTTTTGTAAATCATTTTCAGAATCGAGAAGCATCTTCTTCATCTCGTTCTTTAATTTCATTTTTTCTTCCTTAGTGGTGACCACATTATCTATAATGTTTCCTGCGTCACCAATTAATTTATTTAATACTCCTTTTAGCATAACCAAATTTATTTTTAATTATATTTACAGTCTCCAAAACCTGTGTCTTGGTTCCTGGCATATAAAGTTCGTAATTTAAATCATTCTTTACAAGATAGTTTTTAAATAACTTCCATCGTAAATTAAACGCCTCTGTTCTAAGTCCTTTACACTCTATTATCCAACCATCTTTTATGTTAGTAAAATCTGGTAAATAGGTCGCTTGAGCTATTTTATTACTAACCTTAACAAAAGTGTTTTTACCCTTTTTCTTTTTCTTCTCATGGCAATCAGCTTCATATTTGAAAGAGTCTATAATAACAAACCTTTCTTTTTCGTAGCTAAAGGGAATTGAATTTAATTTAAGTTGGTTGTAAGTAAATAACTCAAGCTTGGACCTAAATTTTAAAGAACCTTTTCTAGCTCTTGTTGCGTTCCTTATTTTTTTATTTATGAACCTCTTCATATTCTTCATCTAATTCTTTTATAAACCTATATTCTGTAGACTTTCTATACCAATGAGTGTCTTCGTCTAAATCATGAAATATCATAATACCCTCTAGGTCTTCAGACCAAACAACCCTATTTCTGTTTGACATTATATAGGTTTGATAATTTTGATATATACCTATATAGGTCCAGGGATAATATCTTCCTATCAGTTCATCATTGTATATCCTCAGCCCATTCTCATCTACATGTAAATAAGCGTACTCACCAAGAATAAATGATTCATGCTGAATAACACCTTCCCATATATCGCAGTATATAATTTCATCTGTATAATAAGTACCTTCCTTAATTTGGCTATACAACTGAGACGTAAGAAGTATAGCTAGTAATAACATTTTTCTCATAACAATTTAATTTAATTAATATTTTTCTGGGTGAGCTTCTGGTATAAATGTATCTACATGAAACCGCTCTCTAAATTTTTCTCTAGGGATGAGAACTATCTCGCTTTGATTATCGTCCCCGCCCTTTACTACTCTCAAATCTTTTATATTATTTTTAATAAACTCTTTTAATTTATTTATTTTAATCATCCAAACATTATCTTTATTAAAGTAAGGAAAATAATACATTAAAACATCTGACTCACTAGATGATATTCCACTAGGCTTTCCTTTATATCTTATTTCCACAGCTATATTTCCTGTATCTGTTTCTTTATCTTTACAAAAAAAGTCTGTCTTTACTTCAAAAAAAGTCATCATTCCTGTGTTGGGGCTGATACTTTTTAAATCCCATTTAGCGTCAGTGTTAAAGTGTATCGTTTCAAAATTTTTATCTTTAAGGTAAACCGCCATATCGTATTCGCCCGTTACCCCTTTAACTAAGTCTTCTTTAAAATTACTTTTATAATCCATAATGTACTGAATGTGTGTTACTAAAGTTATCTAAAGGACAGGTATTCATTTCATCCAAAAACCTACCTGACCTTCTATCGTATTTAAGCATACCTTCTCCAGGTACACCTACAAGTTTTTGGAACTTTACTTTTTGAACATTAAATCTAACCGAGGTGTCGTATATATCCATAGGATTAACTCTATGTACACACACCACATTATCCGCTTTATTAAACCAATTCTGGCTACCACTAATATCATAAGCTGTAGGCATTTTATAATGAACACCAGACTCATCTCTATCCATTTTTCTAGGATGTGCTATGACTATAAATTTTAAATCATTTACTTGCTCAAATCTTCTGATAGCGGTCAAGCATTCTCCTATGTAAGTAGTTTCGTCCTTACCTTGAAACTTGTGGTCTAGTTGATTAAATGGGTCTAATAAACAACCTTTTATTCCATGCCTCATAACTAGATGTTTGAACTTTGAGATGATGTTATCTAGAGTAAAATCATCTTCTGGGTATATTGCGTAGAAGTGTTCGTGTAAAAACTCTATTGCCTTTTCATACTCATGTATCGTCATTCTTCCGCTTTTCTCTATATCAGAAGTGTTTCCTATAAGCATTTCAACTAGGGTGTCAAACAGGTCGCCTATAGGGTAATTTTCTGGAGAAAAGACCCCCCACTTCCACCCGTACATTAAAGAAGAATTAAGCATGATTTGAAAGGCCATCATTGTTTTACCGCTTCCAGGCACGCCTGTCCAAACATCTAGCTCTGAGGTCCTTAATTTATAATGATTGTCTAAACATTTATATCCTGTAGTTATTCCCTTTTTCTTTCCTCTGTTAAATACGTCAATCATATATTCTTTTTCTGAATTTACTGTAAAAACCCCTTCTATAGGATATGGTTCAGCAGATTCTATGTGACTTAACATCTCTTGTTTGCCTTGTCGCATTAACATATCATTAGCATCTTTTATTCCCTCAGGAAATCTTACTACATAACATCTTTCACGGCCAAGCCTTCTACTTAATTCTTCTAATAATATTCGTCCATTTGTATCATTATCCACACATATATAAATCTTTTCCGTTTTTTCAAAATACTCCCAACAATTATCTATATAAGAGAATTTATTATTATAATTCTTTGTACCAGGATTTGGCGCTCCATCAGGTACAGATATACAACTTTTTATACCCACTTCTTCCATAGATAGTTTATCTATTTCTCCCTCTACTATATAAATATCTTTAGCGTCTTTTATGTCATCTAATCCGTAAAATATTTTTTCAGCACCTTTATATTGTTTAAAATTCTTTTCCCCGTCTCTATATTTTATATTTATAAGCTCTCCATCTCTATAATAATTAAAACATATAACATTTCTTTTTTTATCTACTTGAGGCATATACTCTACCCCTTGAGTTATTTTATTTCTATTAATAACTCCTTGAGAAATACCTCTAGACCTAAACCAGTCTACAGTATTTTGTGATAGTGATGTGTTATTAATAGGCTTTGGTTTTTCATAAAAAACTTTTTCTTTTTTCATTGTTTTATGTGTGTCCAATATTCCTGAGTCTCCACAGTGATGACATAAATAAGTTCCTGTATAAGAGTTTACAGCTAAACACTTTTCTTTCTTCTTAGTCCTGTCATGTGAACACATATCACAAACCATTCTAACCTCTCCCTCTGTTTTTCTTATTACTATTTTATCGTTTTGTGCGCTCATTATTTTTTGTTTGATTTAAAAAAATTACACATTATCCCATAAAAAACAATACATAAATACCCTGCTAAAAACCCAACAGGTGTCATTAAATACCCAAGAACTAATTGTATATATTCCATTTAAAATAAGTTATCAATATCAAAGTTTTGTTTTTTAACGCTATCTGTTGCGTTTATATCATCATTCCAATGCTCTCCATTTAGCCAAGTCAAAGGGTTTTTTCTATATCTAACGTTAGGTGTTTTTTTAACGTATTCCCCCACAACTTCGTTTATTTTTATCATGGTGTCTAAGCTTAATCTAAAAAACTTTTGTTTACATTTTTGCATACCAACCTTTTTGTCATAAGTGTCCCAAAATTTATTAAACAATTTTTCAACCTCTTCGCCTTGCTCTTTACTCTTAATCTTACTATTTTTTGTTAAGTCTTTCGCTTTAAAGTGTTTTAGTATATTTTCATAGATAAAGTAAACCTCTGTTTCATTAAAAAATATTTCTATAGGTTTTTCGCTATACTTTACCCTTATAATTATTTTATTCTCATCTAACTCACAACTATATATTGAGCTACTATCTATTATTATATCTTCTTTTAATTTTAAATACATATCCCAAAAAAGGGGGCTCTCACGTGCTTGAAATTATGAAAAAACTGCACGTACGACTGAGTGAATAACCGCTACTTACGCCGAGCACCCCCTTAATTATTTATTTAATTAAAATGGTAAATCATCTTCCTTTTTAGACTTAGAAGAGTCAGGCTTATAATCATTAATTTTAATATAATGAGTCTTACCATATTCATTAGCCCCATCTTTATTAGCACACATCGTTAAGTTTACATATTTATTACCATTAAATTCATAAACATGGTCTTTGATTTTTGCTAAATTCATTGTGAAGTGAACGACTGAACCTCCATCTTCAAATTTGTGCTCCTTTCCATTACCGCAGTAAACTGGAGCCTCTTTTGTTTTTGTATCCATAAGATAATTTTTATTTAGTTAAACATTTTTGTAAATCAACTATTTTTTCTTCCAAAATAGTTATCCTTTTAATAATACTCTCTATATCATTTTCTTCTTTTGGGTCACTTAGTTCATTAATAACCCCGTTATACATAGATGCGTATTTTTTATATAAACCCATATCAATTTCGTGCATTTTAATAGCGTGAATAACTGAACTATGATTCGTATATCCAACTGTCTCTGCTATTTTACTCAGCGTAATTGATTCGTTTCCACTTAATATAGAACAAACCATATTTCTAGCTTGAACGTATTCCCTTTTTCTACCTGAAGATGTTTTTATTTTATTCTTATCAATTTCCATGTGCTTGGAAACACAATTAATAATCTCTTTAAAATAACCTTCTCTTCTAAGCTTTTCTTTATTTAAATAATTTCTCAAACGCATAGTTAGTATCTACTTTTAATAATAACGCAATTTCTCTAGCACTTTTAACTGAAAACAAATCTGGTTGTTTTAAGTATTTCCTTACCGTTGGTTTTGATATTCCAATTTCACTTGATAGTTTGTTTCGGCTTATATTTTTATCAGCCATTTCTTTTATTAGCTTGTTCATTTTATTTTGTTTTAGTGGTTTATAATAATCCTTCGTGTATATGTTCATAAGGGTCTTTTATTTTGTCTATAAAGTATTCCTTATATTGTGATAGTAAATTTTTATATTTTTCCCTACCCTCTTCTATAAACTCAGCGCTACATTCATATATACCTATGTTATATGGAGCTGATTTTTCTATTACTATGAATATAAATCTTTCAGCCTTAAATCCATCTCCATAAAAAGCTGATTGTCTATCGTATCCATACTTATAAGCGCTTCCTTTAAAAGAATAAAAACTAGAGTCTTGTGTTGTTTTAATATCAACTAATGTTTTTTCATTATCTTTCCAATAATCAGCCTTACATTTACACAATACCCCTGAGTCTGTATCTTTCCACACTTGTACCTGCTCACTAACCCCATTTGATAAATAATCCATACACTCATGAGAAGAAAACAATCTATTTCTCATTCCTATTAAAGAATAGAAAGACTTTTGGTCCAAAACTATATTGTCTTGATTTTTAAGCATAAACATAGCCAACTCTTCCCTTCCAGCTTTAGTTCTTTTGTTAATACCCTCTGGTTCGGGCAATACCCTTTCATCAAATTTCTCAGGCTCCAACATACACATATGAAAAGCTCTACCAAATTCTAATGCTTTAGTTTCGGGTCTTAAATCAGGATTCGTTTTAAAATGTTCGTACACTAGGGGGCTTTTTTTAATCAACCCTAATTGTGAGTTAGTCACAAAGTCAAAGTCCCCGTAGTACGCCTCATCAGACTTGAATTTGTCTATGAAGTGTTTTACTTCTTTTTTAGTTTTCATTTTATTTTAGTTTATCCGTTAAAGTTTTTATTTGTGCGTCCGTCATATCATATTTACCCATGTGTGTCCTAACTAGGTCTCCATTACCTTTTTCTATTGACTCTAGCATGGAATTAAATACTTTTGAAGTAGCTTTTTTCTTTACTGGTTTTACTGGTATAGGTGATATTGAATTAGATTTTGCTATAGCCATATTCACTTCTTCTGCTGAAGCAACAGAGGTTTTAATACCTATACCAAAATTAGCTAACGCTCTACCCCAAGCAGATGTTTCACAATTTTCTACAAAAGAAGTTTTATTAATATAACTTGAGTCTTTTGTCTCATGAGCAATCCCAGTGGCTATAACAAAACCATCCTCGTCTGTAATAGTGGCTTTTACAACACAAGCGCCGTCGTCATAATGTATTAAATCTGTTGATAGTGAATATCCGTTGAAGTTTTCTCTGAAGTATCTAAGTCTCTCATTAACTTCGACGTAGTCCTTCCCTTTAATTTTAATTGTTTTCAAGTTTTTCATGGTTTTTTAATTTAATTTAATTTTAATCTAATATACAAAATTTTTTTCTATAAAAAAAATTATCCTGCGTTTTTTTTCTTTATTTTGTCCCAATTAATTATTATTTTATCCAGCACGGCACATTTTTCATAATCCTCCCCCTCTGCAAAATGGTCAATCAAATTATCAATCATTCTTAAAAAGCTTTTTTCTTGTTTAATAACTTTTTTTGGCAACTTGTTTATATTTTGTATAATATATTCATATAACTCATCTTCTTCGCTTATCAAATATGCCTTGTTTTCGTTCTCTGATAATTTTTCCAATATAAGCATGAACATTACTGCCCTCAACTCTTTCAATATAGTCTTTAACTTTTTCGCCATCTAATTTTGTTACTTTATATTCAACAATCTCTAATAATCTTTTTAGTTTAGTTTTTTTTCTAGCCCCAAGTTTTTTGATTTTGGACAATTTCTCTATAACATCATCATTTATAAGAGACTTGATTTTTCTTATTAATTTTCTTTCGTTTACATAGTCTGAACATGGAGTTCTTCTGGGACCAGAACCTCTCATTTCTCCCCCTAAGTTACGCAAATTAGCCGATAAATTTAGTATTTCTGCTTTCATTTTATTCTTTTATTAAGTTTTCTAGTATTATAATTGTGTGTGATAGTGCTTGAATTTTTGACTTTCTATTCATCATAGTCTCAAATTCCTTGATTTTATTATTCATTACGCCTATTGCGATTCTTATTTTTTGTTTATCCATAGTTTTAGTTTTTAGTAAAGTATTTTTGGTTGAGGGTTGGTAACGCAAGTGTTTTGTCCTCAATTAAGTTGGTATAACCCCGTCAGGTTGGAAATCATACACGACTAATAGTATGATTTTATAAGATTGGTTTCTCCTAATCTTAACCTTTTACACCATTCAACGCCTTAAATACTTATTTTTTTTTATTTTGTACCATATACATCAAAGCAACGCTTTCTTTTTCAAATAGTTTTTTACTTGGGTTGTTTCTATACAATTCTTCGCTAATATTATCCCAACAACTCTCAACTACCTTTCCATCTTCAATAGTATAGTAAGTATCCCCTTCTTCAAACGGGTAAGCAATTTGTTCTCTAATTTCGTTTAAAAAATAATTAAAGTATTTATTTGCGTCTCCCATAACTCCTTTTCTATACTTTCTTCCGTAAAATTCCTCATAATTATCTTCGAAAACCGCTTCGTCCCCGTATATTTCTTTTAGTTTGTTGTTTGTTAGCTTCCTTGCTAACTCTCTTGTTTTAATTTTTATCTTCATTTTTTTTGTTTATTAAGTCTATACATTTTTGTTTATAAGACTTCTCTGCCTCGCTTCCTAACTCACTTAATCTCATAAGTATTTCTTCATAACTTTTGTCCATTTTCCCTATTCTTTTTATAAATTCTTTTTCTTTCATAGCGTTTAGTTTTAATTATTATATCTCTAATATACAAATAATTTTCATATAAACAAAATTATTTCATACTTTTTTTATTTATTTAACTCGTTATTACTATATACCCCTAATAAATTGTTGGCTAAAGTTTCATACTCATCATACGCTTCGTTATAAAATTCTTGTGCGTTTTCGTTGAATATCATAAATCCATCTTCATTTTCTTGTAAACTACCCTCTGTGTATGCCTCTTCCCCAAATCTTTCTTCAACTATTCTTGTTACTATTTCATCTATAAATTCCATGAATTTTGAATTTTCTATATATATTTTGCTCATAATTTTTAGTTTTTAATTGTTTATAAATGCCCTCCATATTTTTCTCCCTCTATATCATATCTCGTTTCGCTTTCTGATTCCCTTTCGTTAAAGTTAGATTTGTGATAGTTATTTGCGTCATAATCTAATCCAAATCCAAAATGATATTCTGATTCGTGTAATCGTTGCTCTAAATCATCTGTATATAAATGTTCATTCTCAAATAGCCAATCTGCTACATCATCTTGTTTGATATGTTTAGGTATAGGTATAGTTACCTCTGCGTATTTATGATATACGCTTCTGTTTGATATTGTTACTAATCTTTCTTTTTCCATAATTTTATTCTTCATTTAATTCATAACCATTTATTCTTGTGTCTACTATAAGTTTATGTTTAATTTCATAACTCATTTCATTAATAATTTCCTCAATCTGTTCTTCTGTTAAGTCCATTTCAAAATATAAACCTATATTTATATAAGCAACACCATATTTATTTTCTTTTTCCATAATTTTTATTTTTTATATTTAATTAATTCATTTAATCTAATCACTAATTCATCATTTTGTAGGTTTGCTAATTCTGTTATATTATTCCTACCCATACAATTAATCTTTTGTATTTGGTTTATTACTCTTTCTCTATCTATAATTTCTTCCATAATTTTATTTTTTTCATTTAAAGAGACAGAAGAACTTATTTTTTCATTGACTTTTTTTTCAATATTTTCTATTAAACTATCTTTTCTTGTTAGCATGTCTATTACAAATTCTATCTCTGCTATTTCATCACTACCTATTCTGTCTGACCAATCTAACATAGATTTTAAACATTCTATTGCTATTTCTTGATTTACTTGATTTACTTTATTTTTCATAATTTTATTTATTTAAGTTATTTCTTTAATTAATTTGATTAATAAATTATCATATATTCTTTTTTCTTTACAATTCCATTTATATGTATTATTATTTATTAATATCTCTATTTTTTTTTGCTCATTTTCGCTTAAATACATAATTATTTTAGATTGATTATAAAATGCTTTCATAATTTTATTTATTTACTATTGTTTCTATTCTTTTAATTAATTCCCATACATCAATACCCCCTAATTCAAATTCTTCTAATTGATATTTTATATCCTCTTTTAATTTTTCCATAATTTTATTTATTTAATGTTGATGTTTTAAAATAATCTTCTATCCAATCGTTGTATAGATATTGCCTATCTTCTTCATTACTTAATAAACAATCTTTCCAAAATTGTTCTTTATTTTCTTGATAATACTTTATAATCTTTTCCATTGTTTAAATTTTTTTATTAATACTATTGATTTTGTCATTTTTTAGTTGTAACTTTCCTCATCTTCTCATATTTATCTCTTACACAATCTTAATGTAAATAAAACACACACAAGCCGAAGGCGATAAATATTCTAGGAAGATTTTAATAACACACTTGTATTAAGGCTACCTATACCCTTTTTTTAATGATAGTGATTTATGTATCGTATTTTTCTATTAACTCTCTATAATTCTTCATAATATATACCCATTGTTGTTTAGATAAATTTGTCATAGCCATAGCTTTAGGGCTAAACATATTATATATTCCTAATTCTTGTACTTCTGTATATTCGTTGAATTGTTCTTTTGTAATGTTCATAATTTTATAGTTTTTAGTTAGTTATTTTAATAGTTCATTCACATAATCCCAATTTATAGTTCCATCTTTATCTATATAATTATCATCTATTAATGATTTTGCAAATCTACCATAATGCCCTTGTAAATTCCAAGCCATACCATTTTTAATAAGATGACTAAATAATTCTAATGTTTCTGTATCGTTTAAGTCTCCACATTCATATCCCATAATGTAGTTTACTCTGTTTTCGTTTGTTATCATAGTTTTTAATTTTATACTAATATAAGTAAAATATTTTTAATATGCAAATATTTTTCATATTAATCTATTGTATTTATAGTTTTTATTTCATTTGATGATAATTGTACTCTTATATATTCTCCGTGTTCATCTTCATCTACATCTGCTATATTATATTCATCTGTTTCTATTATATTAATCTTGTTTCTGTAAAATATATTATCCTTATATTTGTTATTATCTAATTTTTTAACATTTAATTCTACTATATCATTTCCGTAATAATCTTCTATTTTTATTCTCATAATTTTAAATTTTAGTTAATTTAATTTCTTCTGTTGTAAAATATACTTCTGTTTGTTTTGCTATATCTCTAATATTTGTACATAAATGTTCTATTTCTATCGTTCCAACATCTTGTAAAATTTCTAATTTATATGATGTTTCTTCAATCATTTTGTTAGTTTCTTTATCTAAATATCCCCCTTTCATTTCTATTAAGGAATATCCGTTAAAGGTTTTTACTACCTGTTTTAATATTTTTTCTAATTGATTGCTTACACTACCTGTATTATCAATAGCAAAATATATTGTATGTTTATAAGTTTTCATAATTTTATTGTTTTAATAGTTCTGGTTTATTTTCTTTTATATAATCGTAACATTTTGTTTCGTTTTCTCTAAATAGCATAGATTGTTTTATATAATCTATTTGTCCGTTATTATCTAATACTGCAAATTTAGAGTATAAAAAATGTTTGGTATTATTGGTGTCAATAAAAAATACTTTTTTCTTATTGTGTATCAAGTTTTGTCTAAATTGTGATAGTGTCATAGTAATAAGTTTTTATAGTTAATTCTTTTGCTTTCTTTCTAAATAAATAAGTATTAAAATTTATTAATTTATATTTCAATAATGTATTTAAGTAATTGATATTATTATTTTGTTCCTTCATTGTTTAATTTATTTAATTTCCATTGTTTTAGATATTCTTGCACGATTTTCTGCGCTTTAATATGTTTGTCTATATTTCCAAAATTCTCTGTTAGTGGATTAGATACTAATTTTTTCTTTGTTTTTATCATAATTTTAGTTTTTAATTGTTTCAAAAGTTTGTTTAATTTCTTCGTTTAGTTCGCTTTGCTCTGCGATAAATTGCTCTAGTAATTCGTTCATAGTGATAGTGTTTTAAGTTTATATTATTTATTTTTCTTTTTTTCTTTTTTTTCTTTTATAATTTCGTTTATTATATCGTTAATATCTTTTTCAATAGATTCTTTACTATCTAATTCCCATTGAGCATTAAGCCAAGTTAATTTCTTTTTCATTTTTTTAATTTTTTAATTATACTCTAATATACAAACTTTTTATTTACTATGCAAATTTTTTGCACATTATTATTATTTCTTTGCTTATTTTATTAAAATAAGTTTGCCCTATTGTATCCCTTTGGCTTTCTGTTATTGTATTAATATCTACTTTGTGAAGTTTTGCGACATCTTTTATAATATTATGATACATATAAGGAAAAGAAAACGGCAAACCTTGTAAATAATTTTCTGCCCTGTCTATAATATTTGGATATTGTTTAATATTATAATCGTAATTAAATTCTGAATTAAATCTATTTATAAAATGTTGCAACGCTTGTTTTTCTGTTGCTCTACTTTTATTATTATATTCTTTGTAATCTTCTTTTAATGTTTCTAAGATATATTTTTTTAATCTTTTTTTATATTCTCTTTTATTAGTTTTTAAATTTGCTTTCATAATTTTATTTTTATTGGTTAATACTATGTTTTATTTAATTAATAATTCTGTTTCTCTATCTAATATTTTCCCCCAGATAAAAAGAAATCTTAGCCTTTTCGTATTCTTTTAATAAATAATCAATAACTTTATTTTTCTGTTTAATTTTATTATTTAATTCTTTATTTTCTTTCTTTAATATATTCAATTGATATTTATAATCAAATAATGCGTACTCCATATGCCGTTCTTTATTTTTCATAATTTTATATTTAAATTAATATTATATTTTGTTTATAATATAAATATACAACTAATTATTTAAGTATGCAAATTATTTGCATAGTTTATTAATAAATATATCTATAAATTATATATAAATAATTAATATTGAATTGTTAGTAAAATCTGTTTTGGGGTTAGTGGGTGTATTGCTCCACATTTCAACACACCTCACAAAGAAATAAATATATATATATTATTATTATTATTGTTGTATGTTATTAACATTTGTTTGTTAATAGTGAACCGAACCGACAGACACACACACATAATAAAAATATTATTTATAGAATTGTATTTTATATTTATGATAGTGAAATTAAAAATCCTGTTTTGGTTTTGGGGTTTCAGATTTCAAAATAAATATTTCTGCGTTCAGCTGGGGGGATGGGGTTAAAATATTCGATTTGGGTGGAGGTTTGCCGTGCTACTTGTATATATATTATCCCCAACCTACACATACCTCATATCCTAAAAAACTATTGCAAGCTCCATTTTTTTTTATATATTTGCATTATGAAGATTCAAAAAAACTTAGTGGAATCAAATTTTAAAGACTGGTGGAATAAAATTAGTAATATGGAGGGTAGAGAGTGGATGAAGGAAATTGACCCCAACGACCCTAATTTAGATTATGATTATAAGTTGTTTTTTGAAAAGCAAAAAGATGAGGCTTTAGATATGTTAAATAAAGATTCTGACGCTCACTTTACTGATATAGGAAAAAGGCCCTGGCACGCCACATTTTCTAATGAATCCGCTTATCATAGTGAAGACACCCCAGGGGGAAATTGGGTTGAACATAAAAGTGGAGCTTGGGAATTTCAACACTCTGACTTTACGGTTAAAAACTCAGATAAAACAGAAGAATATTTAAAGGATACTGATGAGTATGCTACATATAAAGGAGGTAAAATGTTAAAGTCTGTAACGCTAAAAGAATAGAATATGGCAAAAAGAAACTATAAAGAAGAATATAAAAAATTCCACGCCAGCAAGGGTGCTATTTCCAAACGAGCTACATTAAATAAGATAAATAGAGATAAGGGTACTTATGGAAACGGGGATAATATGGACTGGTCTCACCAGAAAGACGGTAGTGTTAAATCTGAGGAGTCTTCAGTTAATAAAGGCCGCAGCGACAATAGCCAGGGAGACAGAAATGCTAGAGGGAAGGGCTCTAAAAGAAAAATTAAAATAAATAAAAAGTCTGATAAAATAGCGCTGATAGAAAGCTCAGAAATGACTGATAGACAAAAATCAGCTATGAAAAGACACGCAAAACATCATACAGTTAAACACATAAAAATGATGATAAAACTAATGAAGCAAGGAAAACCCTTTACAGAGGCACATGAAATAGCGATGAAAAAGGTCGGTAAATAATGTGTATTAAAAGTAAAAAAAAGAAACAATTAGGGATAGACCCTGGAACAGCATCAAATAGATTA